TGGATAGGCTGAGGGGCTTCGGTTACTCGCTTTATACGCAGCAAACGAGTGCGGAAGTAAATCAAACTGCATTCATTGCGGGTACGCTTCGAAACAACTTCGTCAATTTTGTTGACGGCACTTACAACTTGAACGGAGAGCCGTGGCTTAACTACGCGTTTGTCCGCGCCCCCGGCTTCTTTGATGTGGTTTGCTATACGGGGACGGGTGCTAACCGCACTGTGAGTCATAACTTAGGCGTTGTGCCGGAGTTGATGATTGTGAAGTCTCGATCTATTGCTCAGAATTGGCCGGTTTATTCGGCGGCTACTGGAGCAGGCAATAGACTAAGAGTTGACTCAAACGGCGCATCTGCTGCTGATACAACACTTTGGAACAACACAGCCCCAACTGCCTCTGTGTTTTCGCTAGGCACTAACACAGAGTCAAATTCCAACACAGCAACCTACGTTGCCTACCTCTTTGCCTCCTGCCCGGGCGTCAGCAAGGTCGGAACATACACCGGCACAGGCGCGTTGCAGACCATCAACTGCGGTTTCACGGGTGGCGCTCGGTTTGTTTTGATTAAGCGTACTGACGGTATTGGGGGTTGGTTTGTGTACGACTCTGCTCGGGGCCTGAGCAGCGGCAACGATCCATATTTACTGTTAAACACCACGGATGCGGAAGTCACGAGCACCAACTACGTTGACACCACCAGTGTGGGGTTCCAAGTCACCGCAGCAGCACCGGCGGGGTTGAACGCAAACGGCGGGACCTTCGTGTTCCTTGCAATTTCGTAAACATGGCACACACAAACCTTTATCTCAAGGCGTATACGCAACACAAGAGCAACGCCAAGACGCGAGGCGTGGAGTTTCTGTTTACCTTTGAGCAGTGGCGCGACTGGTGGATAGCCACTGGCAAGTGGGAGCAGCGTGGTCGTGGTCGCGGCAAATACTGCATGAGGCGTCATGGCGACATCGGCCCGTACAGCATTGACAACGTGTTCTGCGGCACTAACGAGGACAACGTGCGCGATGGAAATGTCGGGAAAGTGGATAGCCTTGTAACGCGCCTCAAGAAGTCTGAGGCACTTATTGGCAAGCCGAAACCTTGGGCAGTTGGCGACCGCAACCCTATGCACCGGCCTGAAGTCAAGGCGAAAATGAGTGCTGCTATTGGTGGCGCAAACCACTACAACGCGATTGGAGTGACGACCCCGCAAGGGTTCTTCCCAACCGCCAAGGCTGCGGCGGCAGCACTAGGAATGAAGAAGCCAACTGTTGAATGGCGAGCGCGGCACAACAAGTTTGGTTTTAGTTACGGAAACCACCTCGCCATCGCATAAGGAGCAATCATGGAAATCAGAATCAGGGCCACTGGCCAAGTGATGTTGGAGGATGAACTCCGGCGTTGGGCGCGGGACAACGGTGGCCCGTCATGGGATCGCACCACGGACGAGGTGCTAGAGGCGCTTGGCGCTGATGTGGTCTTTGAAGGCCCACAAGCGACCGGAGGTACGGTCTATCAGTTCTCCATGCGTCAAGGCGTGGAGCAGATTGACGGTAAGTGGTTCACCAAGCACGTTCTTGGCCCGATCTTCACGGACACAGCCGAAGCCACCGCTGCCGAGCAGGAAGCCGCCTACAAGGCTCAGAAGGACGCCGAGCAAGCCAAGGCTGTGCGCGAGCAGCGCAGCCAAAAACTCAAGGACACGGACTGGACGGTCATCAAGGCTTTGGAGTCAAATACGCCTCAGAACTTTGATATGGCAGCGTACCGTCAGGCACTGCGGGACATCACCTCGCAAGCCGGGTTCCCCTGGACAGTGCAGTGGCCCACTCAGCCGGAGTAAGACATGGCAAACCTTTCCAACATCATCACGCCCACCAACGTCCTGACGGCCAGTAGCACCAACACGCTGTCTAACAAAACCATCAGCGGGGCGAGCAACACGATCACCAACGTCAGCCTGTCTACAGGCGTCACCGGCACGCTTCCGGTCGCTAATGGTGGTACTGGACAAACCACCTATACGGACGGACAACTGTTGATTGGCAACAGCACGGGCAATACGCTTACCAAAGCAACGCTGACAGCAGGCTCTGGGGTAACTATTACCAACGGCTCTGGTTCTATCACCATTGCCGCATCTGGCGGAAGTGCTAATTTCCAAGAGTTTACTTCTTCTGGCACTTGGACAAAACCTTCCGGCGCTACCTTTGTGTTGGTTGAGGTGTGGGGTGCAGGTGGCGGTGGCGGCAGTGGTGGTAGCGGAGGAACTCGTTCTGGTGGTTCTGCCGGTGCTGGCGGTGCGTATGCTTATCGTTTGTTCAAAGCATCTGATCTAAGCGCAACTGAAAGCATCACGATTGGAGCAGGCGGAACTGGAGGAACGGGAGTTTTAAGCGCAAATGGGAATAATGGTACATCCGGGGGCGCGAGTAATTTTGGAACAAAACTGTATGCCTATGGGGGCGATCAAGGTGAGGGAGGCGCTACAGCCGTTAGAGCCGGTTCCAGAGGCGGCGGTGTTCTAAATTCTTCAGGAGATCCCCGAAACTATGCATCATCAGGATATCAAACCGGCCAATTCGGCGGCGTAAATACCGTATCACCGAATTTTGCTGGTGCCTCTTCTGGATTTGGTGGTGGAGGTGGCGGAGGCTCTCCAACAAGCGGGGCCGGACAAGAAGGAGGCTGCTCGTATCAAGGCGGAGCGGGTGGCGGTGGAGGCGGTGGCTCTAGTAGCGGCGCAGGAGGAGCGGGAGGTTCGATTACAGGAGCAAGCGGCGGCGGCGGAAGCGGCGGTAGCGTTGGAGGCCCAGGATCAGCAGGCTCTACATTTAGATTCGGAGGCGGCGGTGGCGCAGCAGATAGCGTAACCGTCGGAGGCGCAGGAGGCGCAGGAGGAGTTGCTGCGGGTGGTGGCGGAGGCGGTTACTCAGGCGCGAACGACAGCGGCGCAGGCGGTAATGGTGGTAATGGATACTGCCGTGTCTATACTTGGTAAGGGAAAAACATGAGATACGCAATCATCAAAGATGGCAAGGTGGCAAACATTGCGGTTGCCGATCCTGAATATGCACAGTCTCAAGGTTGGGTTGAATGCCCTCCAGGTGTTGACATTGGATGGGTGTTTGATGGCAACACACCGCTACCTCCTCCTCCCGATACTGAAGGTGAAGCAGCAAAAGTAAGGGCGCAACGCGATCAGTTGCTTATTGCTTCAGACATCAATGTATTACCTGATCGGTGGAATTCGATGACTGTTGAACAACAGCAGGCATGGTCAACTTATCGTCAAGCCTTGCGTGACGTAACTATTCAGGAAGGATTTCCTTGGAATATTCAGTGGCCTGAGCAGCCGTAAGGAGATGTTGTGATTGATCCGGTTACAGCCTTCGGAGTAGCTGTTACGGCATTTAATACCGTACAGAAGCTGGTGAAGGCTGGCAAAGAAATAGAAAGTGTAGCGGGACAGCTTGGTAAATGGTACTCGGCTGTCCAATCTTTTAACGAAAGTGCTGCCAAAAAAGAACAAGACCTCAAGAAAGGCAAGTTTCTTGGTAAAGGATCAATTGAGCAGGAAGCATTAGACATCGTAATGCACCGAGAGCGACTAAAGAAGATGGAGTATGAACTCTATATTCTTATCGCTGGTGTATATGGACAAGAGGCCTATCAGTCCATGATGTCTGAACGAATTAAGATCAAAAGACAGCGAGAGCAAGCAGTAAAGATTGCAAAACGTCGGCAAAAAGAGATGATTACTAACGGTTTGTATTTGTTTGCTATTGCTTTCCTTCTTGTGCTTTGTTACCACATGTACGAATACTTAGCGAGGAACATATGATGAAGAAGCCTAATAAAGTTGAGAAAGTTATGCGAGAGTACAAGGAAGGTACTTTACATAGCGGAAAGAAAGGCCCAGTTGTCAAGAGCCGTAAGCAGGCTGTAGCGATTGCCTTGTCAGAGGCTGGAATGTCTAAGAAAAAGGCTAAGAAGTAACATGGATGCAGGCTTCAACGAGGACTTGAAACGAATAGAGACAAAAGTAGACAAACTAACTGATGCCGTTACTCGTCTGATCCTCGTTGAAGAGCGTCAGACTGCTCAAGGTGTTCGGATTGATGATCTTGAAGAAAAGACAGAAGAACTTGATAAGAGCATTACCAGAGTAGATCGTAAGGTTGAACGGTGGGTAAACATGGGCATGGGTGCTTGGGCTGTTGTAGCTACATTATTTATGATCTTCCAGTTTGTTGTAAAAGCACAACACTAGTGCAGACACCTATTGACAAGTCTAAGAGAATCGTCTATAATGATTACTTATAAAGACACCAAGGAAAACTAATGGCAACAACTTATTTACAACTTGTTAACAATGTCCTTATAAGACTTAGGGAAACAGAGGTTTCATCTGTTGGTGATACTCCTTATAGTTCTTTGATTGGTGTCTTAGTCAATGACGCAAAGCGTGAAATTGAAGACGCCTACTCATGGAATGCTTTAAGTCAAACGATTGTCGTACCTACTGTCTCCGGACAACAGGCATACACATTGACAGGTTCTGGTCAACGGTTTAAGGTTGACATGGTTATGAACGAGACTGAAGATGTCCCGATGTATCAGGTGTCCCCTGACTGGTTGGATACACAGTATTATCTCGCTGATGTCCAGAATGCTGCTCCGATCTACTATGCCTTTGACGGTGTAAGCAACGACGACAATGTTGTCCGTGTCTGGCCACAGCCTGATGCGGTCTATTCCTTACGGTTTAATCTGAACATTCCTCAGACTGACCTGTCTGCCAACGGTGACTTGATTAAAGTTCCTCCTCACTTGGTGCAGATGTTAGCATACGCTAACGCTGTGGCTGAACGAGGTGAAGATGGTGGACAGTCTTTCAGTGAATTATATCAGAAGTATCGTCTTGCACTGTCAGACGCTATTGCTCTTGAAGCTAACCGGTACGATGAACAAGTAACCTGGACGAGTGTATAATGGTAGCAAAGCTGTTAACCACTTCTATCGCTGCTCCGGGTTTCTACGGCCTTAACACGCAGGACTCGGTGGTTTCACTTGAATCAGGCTTTGCTACTGTTGCTACGAATTGTGTGATTGACAAGTTTGGTCGTATTGGTGCTCGTAAGGGTTGGACTGCTACGCACACGACTAACGCTGATCTTGGATCGAACCCTGTCAAGGCTCTCGGTGAACTGATTGCCTCTGACGGAACTTCCTACACGATTGCTGCCGGTAACAACAAGCTGTTCAGGCTTAACGGCGGAACGCTGACGACATTGACCTACGGTGGTGGCGGTACTGCTCCTACGATCACGGGCAATGACTGGCAGATGGCGGCTCTGAACGGCATTCTGTATCTTTATCAGTCTGGACACGATCCTCTGATCTTTGACCCTGCTGTGTCTACCACGACATACCGCAGGGTGTCTGAGAAGACCGGATATGTCGGTACCGTCACTCAAAACAACTGCGTAATCAGTGCATATGGTCGTACATGGTCTGCCAACAGTACAGCGAATAAAACAACGGTTCAGTTCTCTGATCTGCTTAGTGGGTTTGTACTATCAACAGGCACTGCTGGAACGCTGGATATTTCAGAAATATGGCCTGCTGGTGCAGATGAGATTATAGGTCTTGCTTCTCACAACGGATTCCTCATCATCTTCGGCAGGCGTCAGATTCTTATCTATGCCAACGCACAAGACCCTGCTGGCTTAACGCTACAAGATGCTATCACAGGTGTTGGCTGTGTGGCCAGGGACAGTATCGTTGCCACCGGCACTGATGTGGTCTTCCTGTCCGACAGCGGTGTTAAGTCACTACAGCGAGTGATCCAAGAGAAATCTTCTCCGATCCGTGACCTGAGTGCAAATGTCCGAGATGATCTGCTGCTGGCTATTTCACAAGAGACTGTCTCTAACATCAAGGC